CGGGTGTCTTTATATCCCATTTTAGTTTCTCTATTGGTATATTCTTTTTTCTTTGTTCGTCAAAATGACTATCAACAGCCCTAGAAGCGAATAAAATTCTTTTGTGGTCTATTGCTGCCTGTAACATCTCATTGGCGTTTCTTATCCAGTTTGATGTGGGTTTTCTTAAGATGCAGTAATTACGCTCCCTAGCATTATATTGATTTTTAAAAGATAAAATATCTGAATTCCAGTTCTCTGGTTTTTCCAGATCAACATCAATTACCCCTATCTTTACATTGTTTTCTTTAAACAAAGCACTCTCGTTACAAGAATTTATAAACTGAACTCCTCCGTTGTAGTCCCCGCAGATACCGACAATATTAAAATGTTGTATTAGGTATAAGAAATATTGCATATGCTCTTTCAGAGAAACTCCTGCTATCGCGTAGCTGTGAACTAAACAAATCTTTTTTGCGTCTCTGTCTATTTTAAACACATGCATTGCAAAGTGGTCAGCACTTGTGTTACCTGCCCAGTTGGGGTCAAAGGCCAATAAATACTCATCACTAGGATTACCCACAACCTCTACAGAAGGGAACTCGCCATCAGGCACCGTGCAAGCCGCCATTTTTGATAATCTGAAATACCCATCACTTTCATCTATGAACTGAGCACCAAACTCTCTCTTGAACTGCATCTCACTCATAGTCGCCTTTGCTTGTTTAAGTAGGTTCTGATCGTATAACCTTGATGGAGCACAGTCATAACTTAACTGCATAATCAGTCTATAAGCATCATCTTTAAAACTCTCCTCTTCATCATCGTCGCTTTTTAGCTCTTGCCCATGAATTAGATCTTCATACTTCTTATAAAGTTTATACATGTATTCGAATTTGAAGGATGGAGATGACAGGATGATAAGCTTGTTGTTAGGCCAAATGTATCTATCCTCTTCTTTCATCTCGCCCTTGTCGATTAATTTGGATTCTAAATTGTATAACTCCTCCCTCTCGATAGGATTCTCTACCACACCCAGAAATGGTATAATAACTTCATTAAATATCTTTTCAGGTATAGTTAAGAACTCATCCAATACAATCCTGTTAAATCGAAATCCACGGAGCCTTTCACCATTAGCTAACGGAAGGGCTATCGCCCTAGCCTTACCTAAAGTTAATGTCCATTGGTCAGTGCCTTTTGTTATTTTAAATCCACATTCTTTAATTAGACTAGCTTCGGGTTTGCTAACAATATCCTCCATCTTTTGGAATATCTGTTTAGATTGTCTGAAGCTTCCTGCTATTACCCCTATATTGGCGTTAGGATTGAGTAGACACTCAAGTAATACATAAATGGCAGTAGAGAACGTCTTTGACATACCCCGCGAGAAAACGAACATAGAGTAGTCAGAAACCATCATTCCCTTGATAGCCATTGCCTGAAAGGGAAATAACCTAACACCTAAAAAGAGTTCAGATGTAAATGCTATATTGTTCCGTAGGAACTTATACAGCAAATACTTCGCTTCTTCTTCTTTGATACTGCCATCAAGTCCCTTTAGGAACTCGTTGAGTTCCTGAGAGGAATGCTCAAGCCGATATCCTTGTTCTCCCTTTGTCCAAGACATTTACTCGTTCATCTATAAAATATTGTAAGTCTGTATTCCACAATCCGTCTCCATAGTGCAGAATTAGCGGAATAATTTTTTTAGCTCCTGCTCTATTGTGTGCAAAAATGATTTGTAGGTTTTTCGGGTAATCTATAAGCAGATTGCGAACATTGTGCCACAGATATCCTAAGTTAGATTTGAATTTAGATTTTTTATTGTGCTCTTCTAGTTTGCTAATAGTTGTCTCTGCTACTACAAACATATATGAATTAAACTGAACACACCTATCCATCTCTCTCCTGAATCTATCTATATCTTTGCCGAAGGTCTGTCTGAAATCATCCTGAGCTTTTCTATCTACAAATGTAGATGTATAGTAATCACCTCTAGCTGTATAATCCCCGAAATCTAATTTGTTAATTATAGAATCTTTAAATTTCAACGGAGCTTTTTCTCTTGTATCAGTAAATAAAGGAATACTACTTCTATCGACCTTCCAGAAATCTCTAGGCAGTCCCCCGCAAAAATGATTATCTACTCCTAGCTCATCCAAAAAGCTTTTATAAGACCCCCATAGTTTTTTATAATAATAAATGCCAGCCATCTCTGACAAATCATAAAAAAGGTTAGGTGGAGAGCTTTTTACCCCCTTTAAGTCAAATTTTTGTTTCGCTCTCTCTTTGAGGTAATTTTTGACATCCTCCTCTGGAGCCGAGTCCATCCATAACTTAAAATTATCATAACTGATAAAATTATCCCTAAAGTATTGATCGTAAGATTTGAAAGGAATTTTTTCACCCGAATACAAATCTTTTCTTTCGTAGTGTTTGACGTAGTAATCGCCAATAGTAAGTGCGTGAGCTTTCAGGTGTGCGTGAAAACTCCTCTTGTTGTCAAACTCCTTACCACACTCTAGACAAGTAAATTCCATTACAATATTTCTTTTTTAGATATACCTAAAATACGAGCCTTATACTCGTCCATCGTTTCAAGTCGATCAGCTTCCTCTTCTATTAACTTGTTTTGCATTTCTGCCATCATTATCATGCGATCACGCTCTTCTTTCTCCTGAAAAGCCTCAACAAGCGCAGCGATACTCCCATTCTGCTCTCCTCTTGCCTTTAAACGCGCCTGACGGCTTCCATTAAGGTCTTTCGTCAAAGATTCGATTCTTTTCTCACATTGGTTCAACTCCTCGCTGGTGGCCTTTATAAGCTCAGTAAGACGTAATGTTATATCTCGTTCATTATCAGTGTCATTGAGCATATTATTCAATCTGTCGATTCTTTGCTGGATATGCTTCTGTCTGACGTAGTTTGTGCAAACGGTAATATACAAATTTAGCTCATCGTTTGTCAGGTCAGGCTTATCCCACACTGTCCTCACAAATTCGCTCTCAAATAAATCTCTATCTGCTATTGTTGAGTATTGATTAATGAAATGCACGAACCTTGGACTCTTCAAGTAGAGTAAAAGCTTCTCGCACATTTTCTTTTGTTTTGTTTGGATGGATATTTCGTCAAGATTCTGCCCAGCCCAATCATTCACCTTTTTGATAGCTCTTGATAAAGATTTCGGTGGAGACCACTTGTCGTTAGTCAACATTTCATTATCATCAACTATCTCTGGCCTATGCTGACGCAAGAATTCCATCACCGTCCTATGTTGTTGACTTAGTGGCTGTATCTCTCTGTCCTTAAAGGTCAAGCGAGTCACTTCAAGAGCGTTCATGCCACGTTCAACATTATTACTCATCAGAAACTCTTTCTGTTCTGATGTTAGATCAACCTCCTCCACCCTTGGAACTAAAGTAGTAGTAAATTCTAAATTATTATTAATTAAAAATGATCTAACAGCCCTGCCTTCTTTTGAGCGACCATCAAGAGAGTCATTCTCAAAGACTGTTTGGGTGATATGCTTCAAATCAGGGTTACGAGCAAACTCTTCTTGTATTTGATTCTTTTGTTCTTGTGTTAATTCTATATTGCTCATAAAATATCGTGCTCTTTCATAATTTTAACAGCTATCTGGTAAAATTTCTTTTTTAAATTAGCCATTTGCTTGTATCGCGGCTTTTTCCTCTTGGAAATATCAGCTTTGAAGCCAAACTTTTTTGCAACATCGTTTTCATTGATGTTTTCTATATAAAGCATATAATAAATTTTTTTATGCTTTTCGTTTAGTTGCTCCATGACTAATTCATGCAACTTTTCAGACGAGTCCTCATAATCCACAAAATCCTTAATACTGCCAACCCCTGTAGCTGTTCCCTCTTCTAGAGCTAGGGGTAACTTTATATTGTAAGCTCTTTCTTTCTTTTTCTTCCACTTGGCGAAATCAGCGCAAGTGTCGTCTTGCTCCTTGCTTTTTGTATGTTCACAAGAAGTGGCTCCCATATTATGAGGACAACGCAAACACGGCTTGGCAAAACTTGAATAATTATTACGAATCAGGTTTTTTATCTGATTAGATATAATCATCGAAGCCCAAGGCTTAAAAGGACGAGACTGGTCCCAGAGGTGCCACTTCTTGTAGATGTGTAAGCGTATTATTTGACAGACATCATCATAGTCCATCCACGCTATGGCGCTTAATTGCCATTTAGGTCTGTATTTCTTAAGAAGCTCCTCTAAATCATCTCGTTGGCTATTGAAGTCATTGCTCATCAATATCTCTCATCCGAGAGGAGGCGCAATCTCGCATTGTTTGATCTAGAATCTCTTGACCGCTTGGATCTTTTGATGGCGGGCGCTGGAATTTCTCCAGACCCGAACTAGCCTCTTCAGGACTAACAGAAGACCACAACTCTTGTAAATTAGAGGTTTTTGTCTTTCCCTCTACAACAATACCCCTTTTTAATTTATTTAAATCAACATCCAAATCGGAAACCTCTTCTACTTGTTCTTTTTCTTTTGTAGAGCTAGATGAGACACCTCCAACAGCTTCTCCACAATTAGAACAAAATTTAGGCTTTTTTAATTCATATAAGATTTTAAATCCGCACGATACACAAAAAACTTTATTCATGGCTAATTTTATTAATTTAATTCACTTTTTTCAATTTTATCTACTAGATAGCTTATTATCTTGTCTCTCATGACATCATCTTTGGTAAAATGTAAGTGATGTATGCCATAGCTCTTACTTTCCTCGTCATCAAAGACTTTACAGAACTTTTGAAAACCTGTGGCATTGATATCGCTCTGCATGGTATCTCCACATATATATAAAGTAGAATTGGCGCTAATTCGGGTTATGACTGTTGTAAGTTCTTTTACTGTCATATTCTGTGCCTCATCCACGATGACAACTTTATTTCTCCATGTAGCTCCACGGATAAAGTTAATCGGGGCCGCATCTACCGCATTCCGTTGTTGTAATTGGTGTTTTTCATGTGTGTTTAAAAGTTCATCCAGTTTATCTTCAAGGGGTCCAATATAAGGATTAAATTTATCATCCATACTTCCTTTCAGAAAACCCATCCCCTTATCCGCACTCTCAGCCAAACTTCTTAAATAGAGTATTTTAAGCAGATTGTCCTTATTGTGTTTATATAATGCTGTATACACTGACAAAAATGTCTTTGCCGTCCCTGCTGGCCCACTAATAAATACTACCCGCGTTTCGGGGTTTCTCATTATCTTATGGAATTGACTTTGTTTCTCTGTAAGTTCTATATGCCCCAACAAAAAAGAATTTTTATATTTAAATGACATTTATGTTCTTTTTTACACGAAGAACTGAATGGATGGCTTGATGTTTATAGAATTCACCACCCCCCCGCGCTGCGGCTGTCAAGTAAAAAGTCAAGAATTCTGAAAAAACCCTCCCCCTAAAAAAAAGTGATAAAAAAACAAAATAAAGCTTGCTTTTTCTGTGAAAGTGTGGTATACTTACCACATGATAAGTTACTATAAACAACAAGAGCAGCGCAGCGAAAAGCGCCGCGCCATGATCCGCGCAAACGCGGGCAATCACAACCAGTGCGATATGAGAACGCTCGAAGAGCTTCGCGCTGAATGGGCAAAGCGCCCAGTCGCCAAGGCTAAAGCCGCAAGACTAGCCGCCGCGAAAAAAAGTAAATAAATACTTGCGTTAACTCCACTTATAAAGTATATTCTAATCATGACAGAACAAGAAAAAATCGACCAACTAAAAGATCAAATCTTTAAACTCCAAATGGTAATGAAAGGTGTTTCAGGTATCGCCGCCGCAGGTGCTGCATGGCAAGAAACCTCTGCCTTTAACAAGCAGACCTTTAAAAGAATCGAGAGCCAACTTGATGAAGCAGTCGAGGCAATCGAGACCACCCACTAACACACACAAAAAAAAATCTAACACACACACAAAAAAATCATGAAAAAATTCTTCTCTACTCTCAATCACTTCATCGACCGCTTTCTATTCTCTGCTATGGTATGCATAGCGTTTAACTTCGTAATCATCATGATCGCCGTCTTGATTGGTAGCGGTCCCGCACTTTTCGAAAGCGTCTTGCGTGGGTGGGATGGTGCCGACTTTCTTGTTGTAATGTTAGGACTGCCAGCACTCTGGGCGGTTGTGTGGATGTTAGGGGATGTCCTTGTAAAATGGGTTCACAAATTCTAGGCGGGTGACCGCCGCTGTCATGGAGCCTCGTCACCGAGTGGAGTCGGTGGCGAGGTTTTTACTTGACAAGAAAATTGCGTTGTAAGTCG